GCCACTATTCAAAATACTAGAAGACATGATGGAAAGATATGAGACTTTAACTATTTAATCACTATGAGCGAACTACAGATAGAACTACAAGAAGCAGAGTTCCGAATATGACGAGATAAAACAGAAGACTGATACATAGAGAGACTTTTAGATTCACAGTAAATATGAGCAATCAATCAGAGGCTGAGAAGTACCTAAAGGAAGTTAAAGAAGGAGAAGAAAAACCCGAAACTACCACGTATACTATAAGCCATGAGTTATTACATTTCTTTGTTGGAAGTACGGATAGCTATTATGGTGATGGCTGGAGAGCACCAGAATCAACTAGAGAAGAATGGGATATATTAGAGATTGCCTACGAAAAGGAGATTCATGATCGCCTTGAAGTATATCGCCTCGATAGAGAGCGTAAAGAATACGAAAGACTCAAAGCCAAATACGAATAACCCTTTATAATACCCTTATACTATGACTAAAATCTACCGAGCTATTAAGACGGAGCAAGATAAACAGCCTTGCTTCGAGAACTACGACAGAGAAAACCCAGATGATTCAGAGAGGTCTTCTGCTATCACTGGTACATTCAGATCTATCTGATTCAATAACAAGGAAGTAAATAGAAGAAGAGATAATGAGCCTATGGTACTTCGTGAGGTATATATAAATTTAGTAAACAAAGCAGGAGAGGAGGTAGTTATTAAAGGAGTCATTAGTTTCCACTACCCACAACAAGACAAAACTACTATCAACTATACAGTAATGGGTATGGTAAACAAACTAGCAAACTACAAGGAACTAGGCAAGCTAGAGTTCACTATCGTAAAGAAGAAAAGTACTTACATCTCAATAGTAGAAAGAAAATCATGAGGGCAAGACGATATTCTCTATGATAAGTACTCTTATGATGAGCAGCAGACTATGCCAGACTTGCTAGAGAAAATAGAACAGAACGCTCTACTCATACAAGTAATAAATACAGACGAGAAAGCAGAAGAAGAGAGTGATGTACTAGCAGAAAGTAAGACGTTAGAAGCACTAGAGGATAAGAAGAGAGCAGATGACGTTGGTAAGGATATTAGGTTCTGAGAACCTGATACAGATTCGCTTCCGTTCTAACTCCCCTTTATTTAAGCCAATAGTATGCAAGTAGTACTAACAGCAATACTGGACACCTACAAGAAACTTAAAGACGGTAGCATGAAGGTGACTTTTGAGACAGGGGAACTCTGAGCAGAACAGGTGCTAGGTATACATGAGTTATGCAACCAAGAAATATATATAGCTATGTGACAGAACCCTCTCGCCTATCAAGACATACAAGACAATCTACCCAAAGCATTAGAACAGACACCAAAAAGAAAGTCCTCTAGTAAAAGGCTCAGATCTGTACTCTATCTGCTACGGAAAAAGTGAGGGAAAGGCGATAAAGACGATTACTATGAGAAAATGATGGACTCTATAATTGAGTTCTATAAAGGGAAGTTAGACGAGTGATAACTTTTATATAGCACAACTTTTGCACAAGGTACTTATAAAATAAATGATTGCATATATACTTATTGTGAGGTTAGAGGTTTACGAAAACGGTATCCTCCGTCAATTAGAGTAAAACACACTCTCTAGCCTCTAATTAACAGTAATAGTTACAGCTGATGGTGTAGTTAGTAGCTCAGTTGGTAGAGCTTTGTTGCAACAAATACACACCAGGATATGTGGTCACTGGTTCGAGTCCAGTCTACTACACCATCATCTGTAGCTATTGCTATCTTTATAACCTACAAAAACAAAAAATGAAATTACTAAAAAGACTAAGAAGACGAATCTTTATGCTAGGGATAGCTTGTTACGGTCTACCAATGAACGTACTAGCTTACAATCCTACCTGTGTAGCTAATACACTACAGCATATCAATGAACTAAACTATGTAATACAGAACGTAGAACTAACTACTCAGAAGAGAATGAGCTACAGACGGAAACTACATAAGACAGTTATGTCTCTAGAACAATGTTAGTAACCTTTAATCCTTATGAATATTATGAATGAAATATTCCAGAAAGAACAAGAACTTAAAGATCTCAAATACCAGAAATGGCAACAGGATGAGAAGATAAAGAAGTTAGCAGAGAAGGAATTTAAGGATAAGAATGGCTGATTAAATATATACATTAACGATGATTACGCTTGATGTTCAATATGAGACTACAGCTTCTATTTCTGATACGAAGAGACTATATGTAAAAAACATCCTAAGAAGTCTCACTGTCTTGATGATTATGATTGTGAAGATAGGGAGCGGTGTTTCACTGCCAGTATAGGAGACAAAGAAATTGCCAGATACGCTGAATCAGATCTATGACCGTACAATCAAATGGAGTGAGCACTAATATCTGGTATTATGTTAAGTGTCTATGAAGGAAAACTTTTACAACCAAAAACTAAATGAAAATAAAAACCACAACTACTATCTGAATCATTACTATCTGCGTATTATTGATTTATTTCTTGCTCTCAAACAGCTGAAACACCAGTTCTCCTGGTGGACAGAAGTGTGTAGAGTTTAACGAAACAAAGAAGGTGACAACCAATAAGAAGAACTATGATAAATGCGATAGAGAGGAATCTGTCTACAAATCAGAGCGAGGAGAACTAGAATTAATACAGCAAGGTATTAGTGAGCAAGCAGACTGAGTTAGAGCTATCAAAGAATCATACCCTTTCGACTTAGCTCCTGAGCAAGAGCAAACGAAACTGACTCCTGAACTGACGAAGAATTTGAACCTCATAAAATAGTTATTCATCACACAGTTAGTTGAGGAGAGAGATCTTGGGAGAATACCCACAAGAACAAGAGCAAATGAAAGAGTACGTCAGAATTATGAAGCAATATATATTATCATATAGTGGTATTCAAGGACTGAACATACAAGCAATATAGGAAATTGAATGAACGGCCTTGGGCTACTAGAGCTAATAATGATTGAATACATATAGCAATGGAAGGTAACTTCAATGAAGAGAAGCCCACTAAGGAACAGATAAGAATGGTACAGAGTGTGGTCGAGGAGATAAGGATAGAGTTTGGAGATCTAAAAGTATACGAGCATGGTGAACTACAAGGAGAATCCAGTGGATGTGCAGGGAAAAACTTTGATACTAGCCTATTAGCACAGCCAGTAGTCATAGAAGGTAAGGGAGACCAAGCCTCTAAGATAGCAAGCTACGCCTACAATATCTGTATGTCTTACACAGGAGACGTTGAGATGATCTACTGATGCAAGGATATGGTGCTCACTTTCAATGCTGAGAACAGAAACTGGCTATACAATACTGTCTCTGCCAAGAACGAGAATGGCACTAGAGACCATGGTATCTGCCAACTGAACGACAAGTACCATACCCCTTTCATATCTACTAGAGAATTTCTGGATGCCTACAGCCAAGTAGACTACTGCTTTGAAGTATGGATTGATGCGAACAGAAAGAAGAAGATGCCATGGAGAGGCTACTATGTAAAAGAAGAGAGAGGAGTAAATGTAGCTTTTAATTGATAAGCTAGATTGAGATGAAAGAGTATCTGCAAGAGATAACTATACGAGGAAGAATAGTTATATGGACTGCTATAACTTGACGGTTATTATTCTTTATCATAATAGCAGAATATTTCTATTATAACTAACCCCTTTATTATCTACAGGACAATGAAAAGAGAATGTGAATTAGAGGGGACAACAATATTTGCTACCGACATCAATGTCGTTACCACTTTTACCCCCTAACTAATAATGAGACAAGCACCTAGTGATGATGATCTAGTAAAACACTGAGCTTATAACATAGCTAAGTGAGAGATAGAAGAAGCACTCCAAGAGATACAGCTATCTAACTACGACAAAGAAGTAACAACAACAGCTTACCATAGAGTAATAAAATATGCTATGATGCTAAAAGATATACTAGTAGAAGAAGACCCAACACTATACAACAAAGCAAGTAAAGAGTATTTAGATACTGATAATAAAGATGAATAAAGAACAACTAACCACACGATACCAAGGTCAGTTCGCTAGTAAGGAGTTGAGCTTTGGGTGTAGAATTTCTTATGACGGAGATTTATGAGGTAGAGAATACTGAAAGTTTGTTTGTCGCTATGACGTAATGAATCCAGACGAGGATATTGAAATACAAATAAGTAGAGCACCTAGATTCTATAAGGTATTGAGAGATTCAGGTAATTTTCTTGAACAGTTACTTATATGAAAACATAACTTTGAAAACATAGGACACCCACTAACACGAGGGAGATTATATCAGGAGCTGTTAGTAAATAAGTATTGTGGTATGACGGAGATATGACAGTTTCTTGATCCCATACTGAGAGAAAAGCTGCGGAAATCCAGACTCCTAGACAAAACTATCTACGAATGGGTAGAAGTGCCTGAGATCTACGAGATACTTTTATCAATAAAAGATAACTATGAGTAACACTACGCTAGAAGACCACAAAACGTGAGAATGAGACTGAGACTGATACTGAGACTGATACTGAAACTGAAACTGAAACTGATACTGAGACTGATACTGAAACTGAAACTGAAACTGAAACTGATACTGAGACTGATACTGAAACTGATACTGAAACTGAGACGGATACTGATACTGAAACTGATACTGATACTGAAACTGATACTGAGACTGAAACTGATACTGAAACTGAAACTGATACTGATACTGAAACTGAAACTGATACTGAAACTGAAACTGAGACTGAGTTACTATCCTTTAACCTTTATATACCCAATACCATGAAAGAACAACTTATCGAGAAAATCCTAGAGAAATATTTACTAGGTGAAACAGAACAAACAGAAAGTAATAACCCTTTTATATGAAAGTATGTGATTGTAAGAGGTTATGATGCTTGAGTATGGTGTGGTAAACTTATAGACTGAACAAAAGGTAATATCATCTTAGAAGATGCTAGAAACTTATGGAGACGATGGTGTAAAGAGTGAATAGGTCTATCTGGTCTAGCTTCTTATTGACTAGCGGATAAAGACGTAGTTAAGGTATTAGAAACACAGAAGAAGATAATGATTACTGATGAGAGAGTATCTACTTTCTTTATAGTAGAAAAAGATATAGAGAAACAGCTAAGAGAATGGAAGACAGCAGAACAAAGTTAAATTTTATCAATAAAAGATAACTGGGATGAGGAATAAATATGTAGACAAACAACTAGACAATAGATGCCGTACAGAAACGAACCCTAGAGACACGAGGCGTGATTGTCGAAGTCCTTGATGTAAAAGATTTGCTTTCTTAAAATGTTGGCATTGATACAAATATTGCTTCAAACACTGGAGGAGTGACTACAAATGGTGAAGTGAGATATGATTACGGAGAGCAATAAAGTGGACAAAGATATTTTAACCAAACAACTCCAAACTTAGAAAAGAAGCAAAAACAACTAGCTAAACTACAGCAACATTTTATTGATAGTATGACATTGTAATGATAACTAAACTATGAGAAGGAAATGGTACTGAATATACACACCCTAATTGAATGTGCTGAGCGTATACTGTGAAATTACTGAAGCGTGTATTGCGATAATAATATAACTGATAAGCCTTTAATTAACTAATTTACTGTATAATGCTTAAAGTATATGTATCTCAATCAAGAATGCTTCATATTTTAGAAGAATATTGTATTTACTGATGATATTTTTCATGAGCTTATTTTGAACTAAAACGCTATAAAAAAGAATATTGAATGGAAGTTAAATTTAATAAATCATTATGAAAAAGAATACTCCAAAATAAATATATGAAAGTAGTTATTTGACATATAGAATGATATGATGAAAAAGATTTTGACTCTTTCTTTGAAGAGTACTGTAAAGAATTAGATAAATAACTTTTACTTATTATATATCCATGACACCAGCTGAAACACTTGCAGAAAGTATAAATCTGAATGAATACAGAAAAGAGACTACTGATGAAGATGTGCAGTACGCAAAAGACAACAATCTTATGATCTGTACAGGAAGTGGTGATGACAACATAACGCTGTATGGAGCATTTGAAGAAGAAGTATGAATTAGTTATGATGGAAACTTCCATATATGAAAAATGGAAGACGATAGATATTTCCGATTAAGAGGAGAAGACACTAGAGAAGAAATAGAATCTCTATCAAACTCAACACAATGGCTTATTGGAGATATTTACAGATTATTATGATGACTAATAGAAGTAAAAGTGAAAGTAGACTACGAAGAGACATGATATTACTTCGATATGTCAGATAATAAACATCCTACATTTGAGATACTAGAAGACTGAGAGAAGTATTGTATATGATGTATAGTAGATTTATCTGTATTAAAATAATGAGCACTTACTACTAAATAATCTCAGCTAAAGAGAAGAAAGACCTAGAGAGTATAGAGTTCCCTTGTACTGTAATAGTAGGACACGATACAGAAGACTCTTTATTAGGTAAGAATAGATAATGAATATTTGTGTTTCACTAGAGAAAGCTAAACTACTCAAAGAGAATTGATGGGAGAAATATACATTTATGGTTTTCGGAGATTACTCATATAGTTCAAAATATGAGCTACAGGTTAATGAAATGGAAGATGATTGAGAAAAATGGAACGATATTTACGCCCCTACAGCACAGGAACTACTAGATGAGTTTAAGAAGGAAAATATTAGAGTGGTTATAGATATTTGAAGAATGAATTATGCAAAGATATACAATATAAATGGTAGAATAAAATTTAAGGTACATGTCATAGATAATAATATTTCAAATGCTCTAGCTGATCTATGGATATGGTGTAAAGAGAATGGTTTTATTACTAAGAATTGAGAAGATGAGTAGGGATAAAGAGTGTTGGCGTTGTTGATGGACTGAAAAAGAAGTAAGGAAGGAACGCAATGAATGCTATCCTTGATATTGATCTCACTATAAACGTCACTGGCGAAGCACTAAAGAACAAAGGGATAAACAAGCAGCCAGCCCAGATTTAATTTATAACTTATTAGAAGATGACAAAATGTAAGAAGTGTGATCTACCTTTACTAGAAGAGCTATGCCTATACAACCATAAGGAATACTCCAGAATGTGCTGCCTTAATTGTGAAGACGGTAAAGAACCAGAAAATAGTGAACGAATAGAAATATCACAAAGTAATCCCGAGATGGGGAGAGAAGTATTACTAACAGAATAATAACTCCTTAATGGAGTTTTTTTATTACAAAGAATTAAATGACTTAGTCAAGCTAATATAAGACTACACTATTGCTTTATCTAGGAAATTAACTATATATATAGGTAATATGTCTTTACTAATGTTCTTCTATGAAAGACACCTCCAATGTTAAGCCAAGGAATATAGGGAAGGTGGCAGAGATCTTAGCAGAAGATCCTAATACTACCCATAGAGGGCTACAAGAAGCAACTTGATTAGCCTCTAACACTATACAGAAAGCAAAAGACGAATTGAAGCAAACTTGAAGCAAAGACCCTATTATATCATATATTGTAGAAGGTGCAAAGAATAGGTTACAGAGAATAGATGGGCTACTAGATAGATTCGTATTAGAAGCAGAGGAGAAACCCACTTTAGATAGGAGGGATATTTCTTTAGTTAAAGACTTTGCTAAAGATGACCTACAGAGGATAACAGTACTAGGTTGAGACGTAACAGATGACGGAGGTTGATTAAAGGATATGAAGGCTATGACTACTGAACAGCTTTTAGAATTTATAGAAGCTAAATGACAACAATAGAATCCTTAGTAACGAGTTTGAACGAAGACTATGTCAGAGACCCTGGGAATAAGGTCTGGAACTTAGCCACTAAACACAGAGCAATCAATAAAGGATATACTAAGATACAAGAAGAACTTAACTGGAACGAATGACAGAACGAAGCTAACGAGACTAGACTAACAGTAATAGGCTCAGAACTATACGTACTACCAGATGACTTCATTAGAATGTCTATCGTTACTCATAACTGAACAGACCTAGCAGAGACAAGTAGGAAGATCACTAGAGAACGAGACCAGACACCTCAATCAGGTATACCAAGACACTACTACATCTATAACAATAAACTATGACTCTATCCAGTACCAGACGCTGTACAGACATTAAACATGATGTTCTATAAAGACGAACCAGCAGTATCTACTACACAGGACTCTACTATGCCTGCAACAACAGACGATGCAGCACTCAAATGGGCAGCCTACCAATTATTCCTATGAGTAAGAGACGCTAACAGTGCTACTATATACCTACAGGACTATGAGAGAGAGATAAACAATCTAAGAGGTACGCTATTGTTCGATGACGAGAATACACAACTAACATACGAGAGATAGCTTTAACTACTTAGCACTAATGGTCGTCAAACCTTTCAACGATTTCACTGGAGGACTAAACCTAACCCAATCTACACAGATAGGGGATAACGAATTGACGATAGCTAAAAATGTTTTCTACAACAACGCTAAACAGATACAAACAAGAAGAGGTATCACCACATTCTGAGACTCAGTAGGTTCTAAACCTTTCACCTCTTACTTCTTCTACCAGAGAGATGACAACCTAGCTAAGATTGCTGTAGCTAACTCAGGGAATGACTGTTACGCTTTTGACGGTACTAACTGGAGTAGTATACAAGCTAACCTTATGGAATTTGAAACTATACCTGGTATTGCTAACAATAGGACTAGATGGGACTACGCTGTATATAAGAATGTTATCTATATGGGAGACGGAGTTAATCCTTATTCTTCTTATGATGGTACAACCTATACACAGATTAACCTATGAACACCGACTACTTGTACGTTCGATAATACTACTGAGTATGTAAATAAGGTGGCTCACTGATTAGTTACTAATGATGAGCTATTCTTTACAACAAGTGGTACTCTACCTACTGAGATAACAGCTTATCAAACTTACTATGTAACTAAGATAGATGATGATAACTTCACTATCTCAACTACTCTTGGTTGAACTGCATTAAACCTTACTGACAACGGTACTGGTACTAACCAGTTTACTAAATTATGAGAACCTAGACTAAGATATATCCAATACCTAGGAGACAGAGTTTACTGAGCAGGAGATGATGCTAACCCATCTTCTCTTTACTATACCTGAGCAGCACCAGCTGACGGTACTAACATCAATGCTAATGTTGTGGTAGTAGGTTGAGACGAACAAGGAAGGATCAACTGATTAAGTGAGTTCTCACAGTTGGTGTTATCGTTCAAGAGTATTAAAGTGTATGCTGTAGACGTGGTTACTCCTAGCGTAGATACTATAGACTCACAGACAGGAGGGTTCGCAGACAGGACTATACACAACGTAGGCAATAGTCTCGCTTACTTCAATGAGAGGGGTATTGATACACTAAGTAAGCGTAGTGGGATAGATTGAGCATCTGCTGTTGAATCTGTGCCATTATCAGACAATGTTAGAGAGCTTATTAAGGAGATAGACGAGGTACAGTATAACTCCTGAACATCTTACTACATTAAAGAGAAGAACAACTATTACTTCTCATTTGATACTACCAATGACAATAAGCCTGATACTACGTTAGTATATAACTCATTGACTAAGTGACGAACACAGTACCTATTCCCTGCATTATATGACTACGGTTTATACATAAACTCTGATAACGAGTACCAGCATCTATTCTCTAGTGCTAGTGGCTGACAGATGTACCAGTTTGAGACTGGCTTTGACGATAATGGGCTACCTATTGAAGTAGAGATACAGACTAAGGACTTTGACTTTAATGACCCTGCACAGAGTAAGATATTCAGTTTCGTAGATGTAACAGGTTATAAACAAGAAGCAGGAGAGATAGTGATAGATGTTCTGGTTGATAGTGAGCCTGCCTCAACAGGTACGGTAACAGATTCCAACATAAACTTAGATGACCCAGTATGAGTTATAGGTGTCTCTTGACTAGGACTAGAACCATTAGGAGTTGGTAATAGTGATGTAGATGGAATGCCTATGTATAAGTTTACAGTAAGAGTTCCTATGTATGCTAGATGAAGTAATATAGCTATCAATATGTCATCAAGTGGCGTACAACGGATAGTAGAGAAGATGAGAGTAGATGTTAATGGTGAGGTAGTGCCTGTATTCAACTACTGAAACATACTTTAGACCTTATATATAACAATGGCTGACTTGACCAAATATCCTCTTCAAGATAACTTTGAGACTACCCTTGCTCAGGTATGGGATGGTAGTGCTAGTACTGTTTATGTAAATGGTACTCCTACATTCACTTTCCCTAGCGGTATAACTACTTACATAGTAGTAAACCCTGGTAAGACTAATATGCAAGTCAGAGAGATAACCGACTATAGTGCTGCTAATGGTACTTTTACAATCAGTGCTACTGCTATTAAGAGTGGGGCTGGTTCTACTTACTCTGAGCAAACACATTCAGTAGGATCTATTGTAAGAATATCAGACAACTATCAGTTCTGGGAGGATATAGCAACATCTCTTATTAGTAAGCTACATACAGACGGTAGTAATGCTGCTGATGCTTTCGACCTAGCAACAAGCGGTAACAGTTTCCGTATAAGGTATGATACTGGTGACATGAAGTTCACAGACGATAACCAATCAGAGGTGAGCCTATCTACATTAGCCGCAGCTGCATGAGTAGATGAGAAGATTAAGATTAGTAGCAACGATACAACAACAGGCTATCTAGTAGCTAAACTAACAGCGGGTAACGGTATTACGCTAACTGAGACTAATGATGCTAGTAATGAGACACTAGATGTAGATGTAGATCTTACTGATACTACCGTATTCACTGATACACAGGTAGCTAGTAGAGCTGCTAAGACAGCTGCTGACGGTACAGTGAACGCACTAATAACTTATGATTATGTATGAGATGGGAAATATATATTCTGTGACGGTAGTGACGGAGACGTGACAATCTCTAGCAACACAACACTGACTAGAGATATGTACTATAACAACCTAACAATAAATAGTACATTCACACTATTCCCAGACGGTTATAAGATATATGTTGCAGAGACATTAACTAACAACTGAACTATCAGTAGAGCTTGAGTAGCAGGTAGTGCTGGTGCTAACGGTGCAGGTGGTACAGGTTGAGCAGGTTGAGCAGGAGGTGTCGCATTAACAGCGAACACATTGTCAGATAATGTTGTAGGTTGAGCAGGATGAGCATGATCTAATGGTAGTTCTGTTGGTACAGCAGGTAGTGCGGGTACATCTACTAGCCCTAGTTATACAGCAACGGATTGAGTAGTTGGTTGAGTAGGGGGTATCACACCAAGTTATGGTGCATCTGTAGCGGGAGCAGCAGGTACTTCTACACAGGGTAGCGAATATAACGTAGTGTATTCAATGAGCAAGATTATGGGTATACTATCTAACCCTGCATCTAGTAGTGTGCCACAACTAACCTCACTACTATCTGATACACTATATAAATGACCAGCTTCTTCATGAGGCTGAGGAGGTTGAGCCTCACAGACTACAGACGGTTGAGGTTGAGGATGAGGTGGAGGTACAGCGGGTGGAGTAATACGAATCTCTGCTAGTATCATAGACAACACTAGCGGAGTCATATCTAGTATAGGTTGAGCAGGAGGTGCAGGATGAGATGGTGAGACTTGAGGTAACGCATGAGGTTGAGGTTGAGGTTGAGGAGGTAACTGAGGTATTATATACCTTATCTACAGAACACTGACAGCAATAGGGACTACAACACTAACTGGATGAGCAGGATGAGTTGGTGGAGCATTAGCTGGTACAGGTGGAGCAGGTTGAACTGGTACATCAGGTGCAGCAGGTGAGTTGATACAAGTAGTAGTTTAATCATAACCTTACATAGATGGCAAAGACAAAGGCACAGTTACTAGCAGAACAACAAGCTATCTGAGGAGGTAGTACGATAGGCTTGCCAGCAGCATTTGATACTATAAACCAGTCTACAGAGATGGTTACACCACCTGTACTACCTAACCAGTCGCTAATGACTGATAATCAGTCTATTGTGCCACCTGAGCAACTATGACCTGTAGTACCAACGGTTTGAACCCCAGTTACCCCTACTAACCTATTACCTACAGGGTGATCAGCTCCTGTAGAGAATGGTGTAATGAGTGGTTCTCCTTTGAGATGAGATGAAGACCTATTAACCAGTCAATGAGGCCTACTACATTGATCTCCCCTAAGAGGAGAAGAAGACCTTATAGCTAATCAGACTGCTACATCTGAAAACCCTGTAGTAGATAGAACACCAGCAGTACCAGAAGAGAGTAGTCCTTTCTCAGTGCAGGAGTTCCCAGAATTAGAGTGATTAGATCAGAACGCACTTTACCGTATAGTGAATCAGATTAACAATAAGTCTCGTATGGGACAGAAGATAACAATGGATGACTTAAACCTTATATCAGAAATAGAACTAAGACTTGGTTCAAAGAATGAGTTCACAGGTTCACAAGACGTATTAGATGAGGATGTCCGTCTCGAAACACAGAGAGGTGTAGATAGAGCTAGAGAGATAGAACAATCAAAAGCTAAGGCTATATTCGATGCAGACCAACTATCATCAGCAGAGTTCTTCCAACGCTCTAACTTAGCAAGAGAACAAGGAGAAGACCTAAAGGATGCAAGCCAACAAGCACTATCATTCTCAGGATTCGGTAGGTCAACCTTTGCTGCTGACCAAGCACAGAAGATACAGAAAGACGTAAATAGGAGTATAGCGTTCTTTGACGCTGAGAGATCTGCTAGAGTTAATTTAGCTAGAGCTACAGCAGAAGGTGTCGCAGAGGAACAGTTGCAAGGTCTAAGAGATAGACTGCTTATGTTCCAAGACAGAGCTAGAGACCATTCATTAGCTATAGCTGAACAACTAAACGAGTTTAACGCTCAGAATACTAAGACTTATGAAGAGAAGATAGGTAATATATTCAAACTATCACAGAGTTATACATCAGACGACCCACTAAACGAACAAGAGATGGCTACCGTACAATCATTCGCTACTCTACTAATAGACGGCGAGGGCAATGTAGATGCTAATATATTGAAAGAGATACCATCTCATCTACTAGGTGCAACTATGCAACAGGCAGCGGCTCTAAAGGGTGCTTTACCTGCCAATAGTGATACTGCTGACTCAGCTGATACCGTAAAGACAGATAGAGGTACATTCCAACGGAATCCTGCTACTAGTACTTATGATATACCAGTAGGAGCACAAGGTGACAGACCTACAAGTAATTGACCAGCAAGAGGATTCAGGACAGACAGACATAACAACCCTACAGCATTCACTACTGATATAGCTAGACAGGCAGGATTAGTAGAGGGAGTTGATTATACTGTTTGAGATGCTTTCCCTAATAACCCTAATCAGACTACAGCACTCCTTATAGGAGACCCATTTGAACAGACAATTAAAGTGATAGATAATATAGGATTCTATACAGGAGCAGGACAACAGAGACGAACACATACAGCTATGGATAAAGGACAATGGGATGGTCTTAGTGATGAGCAGAAGAGAGGAGTAATAGCTGAGATGTATCAGAAAGAATGAGGAGCATGACTAGACCAACTAGGAAACGTACAATCTCAAGGTGAGCCTATTGACCCTACAAGCCTATCTTCTCTAGCTCAATCAATAATCAACGGAGACCTTAAATGAGTAAACCTTGCAGGTGCAGTTAAAGGTAGTGGTATGACAGTAAATGACGTACTAACTGAGGTAGCTAACTACAGAGGCTCTATATGAGAGTCAGACATAGAACAGAACGCAGAGAAGATAAACGATCTTAATGCTCTATTAGATATGTGATTCATAGCTCAAAAGGGTTCAGGATTCGGATTTGGGTTCTTATGAGGGAATCAAGCGAAGTTTGACGTAACACATGACTTTATTAAGGAGAACATGACCTTGGATAGCTTTATTGATGCTAAAGAGGCTGGTGCTACGTTTGGTGCTATGTCAGAGGGTGAATGGAAAATACTTAGAAACTCTGCCACAAAGCTTGATAGAAGATTAAACCCTAAAGACTATAAGGCAGAACTTATCGCTATAAGGTCAGTGATGGAAGGAAAGACTGAGACTGAGGTAATAAAAGATAAAAAGGCATTCCTTAGAACATGAACAATACCTAGTAGTAGTGCTATTGAACAAACACAAGGACAACAGACACAAGGACAACAGACCCAAGGACAAGGAGACTCACCAGCGACACAAGCAGAACAAGACTATATCAATAGTTTATAACAATAATCACCATGGCTCTAGGAAACTTCGTTACTAAAAGTGAAATGAAAGAGATCTTAGCTAATGCCCCTCAAGGCACTAGACCTGAGATAATTTTGAGGTGACTAGCTAACAAAGGCAAGGTTATTGAATGATTCAACGAAGACCAACAATCAAGAAACAGACCAGCAGAGTTCGTTTGAGGTATCGGCAGGTCATTAGTGTCTTACGGAATAAAAACTGCAGGAAGCATCCTAAAGTGAGGCGAAGCAATAGGTAAGTCCGTAGGCAAACTACAAGATAGACTACCATGAGTTAAGAGATATATGTGAGAGTCTATGACACCAAAATCCTTAGAGGGATTGGGTGAGAAGGTTATTTGAGCTTGAGATAGAGCCGATAGTAATGTTAAGAACTTTATGGGTGAAACATGAGTAAGAACAGATACTACGGCTGCTCAATGAGGTAAGGTTGTATGAGATGTTGTACAATCAACACTACTATGACCTAGATGACCTAAATTCCCTTGATTCACTGCTGCTCAACCTTGATTGTCCGCATTCAAAGATGCTGGATTAAAAGAAGGTACTAAGATGTTCGCTAGATATGCTTGACCTAAATCATTGATAGGTGCTACAGAAGAACTAAGATACAATATAGGTACTGAGGGAAGCCTGACTAGAGAGTGAGGCACACCAGACTTCGTTGTTGGTGTTCTTGCTGAGGTTCTAGCACCTGTAGGAATAAATATGCTACTAAGGAAGTTTGCATTCAAACCTTGAACAGAAGCGTTAGAAGACGTTGTTTCTAGGGCAGTAAAGAAAACTCTAGCTGATCCGTCTGATGTAGCTAAGGCGACACCTTGAATAGATATTGCTACTAAGGCTGTTTCATCTAGTGATGTAGGTAAGATAACTATAGATGCTAAACACGCTCCAGTAGTACAGAAAGTACTAGAAGACTTAAATGCTGGCAAAATAACAGAATGAGAAGCCGTATCTAGGATAATGATAGAGACAGGACAGACCTCAACGAGTAAGGAGATTATGGCTTGATTACCTAGTAACTTCAAGAATCAACTAGCAGGTAAGGATGAGCTAGTTAATGAATACTGGGCTATCTGAAAGGCTAGAGAGGCTTGACTGTCAGCACCTACACCAATGGAATACACCGTACAGAAAGCAATAGGTACTAGAGATGCTATAGTTAAACTAACTAATGACACTGGTAGCTGAGTATGAGCATATAAGAAGGCTTCTTCTCTTGTACCTAATAAGATAGCAGACGTTACCGAGATTACTGACTGGTTTACTAAAGAGATGAAAGCCAAACATCTTATCCGAGACGGTGAGAAATTTATAGCTGAACCATGATTTGAGGCTAACGTAAAACTAAGGAACGAAGCAGGAGACTTGAATGTATATAGAGACTTCTATAACGGTATAACAGCATTGAACGGACAGACTAGACTAGATGCCTTCGAGATACTTGCTTGAGTAAGAGACAAGGCTAGTTTCTCTTCTGGTATCAAAGGTACAGCAAGTAGTAAGGTAGAGAAAGTAAGCAAGTGACTATCACATAAGATGAGAGAAACACTACAGAGAGGTATGAGCAAAGAAGATAAAGCACTCTTTGATGAGTATTCATATCTCATATCATTCTTACAGGATGTGAATAAGTATGCAGACAGTAGGAGTGGGTTCTGAGTATTACTTAGAAGAGTATTGAGTGCTAAGGGAGGAGATGCACAAAAGATGTTCTCAGTAATCAAGAAATACACAGGAGTAGATCTAATGGATGATGCTGTTGCTAGTTCTGTTGTTACTAACGCTATAGGAGACAAGACCTCAAAGACCTTGCTACAGTGAATGATAGAAGACCAAGGCATTAGCTGATTTGAGATGGTTGCAGACTTTGCCGACAATCCTGCTAAGGGGACATTTAATCTTATTAAGAAGTTACGACCGAAAGCAAAGAAGTTGGATATAGAAAAGACTATAAAGAATGCTATTAAGTGAAAAGAGTGAGGGCTGTCATATCAAGATGCCCTTGACCTAGTAGAGTCTATCAAGAAAGCAGGCTATAAAGGTAGCTGAGTATTCCCTACAACAAGCTAATTTATCCCCTAAACAATAATGAGCAAAGAACTAGAGAGAGCTAAGGTAGAGTACGCAACTCGTATTCTTGAAGACCAACACGCACTACAGCGTGACTCTTTCTATGAATTTGTTAAATACTATTGGGAGGTAGAGAAGAAAACTAAGCTAGACGATAACCGACATATACAAGAGATATGCATACAGCTAGAAGAAGTATACCATGGCAGACTAAAGAGACTAATGATTAACATACCACCTAGATCACTCAAGACAGAATTAGCTTCTATAGCATTCCCTGCTCGGTGTCTAGGCAAGAAGTCAGAGACACAGTTCATGGGGGTATCGTATTCAGCCTCTCTAGCACAGGATGCTTCTAGGACTTGTAGGGATATGTATGTATCTAAAACATATCGTATGATATTCCCTAGGGCTGCTGCTCTATTGAAAGACCAAGATACTAAGCAGTTCCGAAAGAATAAGAAAGGAGGTCATTACTACGCTACAGGTTCATCAGGTACGATTATTGGTAAGGGTTGTGATATAATGATAATAGATGACCCTCTCAAGCCAGATGATGCTATGAGCGAAACTACTAGACCTGCAATCAACAAGAACTACCACTGAACGCTATCGAGTAGATTCAATGACCCAGCCAACGGTGCTATTATTATTATAATGCAGAGACTACATGATGATGACCTATGCTGACATCTCCTAGACCAGGAATCAAAAGGCGGAGATGTATGGAAGAAGTTAGTAGTGCAGGCTATCCCAGACGAAGACACAAAGAACACTAAAGCAGGTAAAAGTTTCTTCCCTAAGAGGTTCCCACTAGATCTGTTAAAAGCTAAGAAGAGAAAAGATAAGATGGTATTCTCCTGTCAGTATCAACAACAACCAGTCAATAAAGATACTCAAGAGTTCCATGAAGAACGGTTTAAGTACCATTGAAGCAACAATATAGAGTGAGAGTTCCCAACACCAAAAGGGCTAAGGATATTCACTACTGTAGATCCAGCATTCAAACAGAAGCAAGAGAACGATAACAGTTGTATTATGACAGCGTGATTCGACTGAGACAAGATGTATATACTAGAGTACTCAGTAGGTAAACGATCAGCTGACGTACTACAGGATAAAATCTTATACCACATACAGAAGCGAAGACCAGAGAAGACAGGTATTGAAGCCTACCAAGCACAGTCGATGATAGTAACATTCCTAAAGAAGAGACTATCAGAGATGAACATACACACCACAGTAGAAGAACTAACACAAGCAGGCGATAAGTTCACTAAGATTAGGAGACTGGTAGTATTGTATAGAGATGGGCTGATATTCCATAGAGCGGAGATGCTAGAGCTAGAGAACGAACTAAAGAGATTTCCAAGAGGTAAGCATGATGATATGATAGACGCTGAACAGATGTTATACAGCCTATACGAACTACAGCCGAACTCTACTAACACTTATGACATGAACTTCGAGCGAGACAAGAACGGTGTACCAATACAACAAGAATTTTACCCTGAGAAACGATTATAATGGCTAAACTCAAACTCTCACAAGATCAACAAGAAGATATACTCTCTTATGTAGGTAAGACGTATCAATCTTGGTCTAAACAACTAAAGAATTACAAGAACAGGATGGAGACCATCTATGATGAGGTAACTACTTTTGTAGAGACTAAGGCTAATAGCTGGGACACAGAGTTTAAGGTAAATAAGTTGTTTGAGGCAGAGAATAAAGTATTGCCAAGGATTATAGCAAATAACCCTAAACGGTTAGTATCTCTCAAGTCTGATGAGTTCAATGAAGGAGACGATAAGCTAGACCCAGCGGCTAAGGCATCTAAAATGAAGATCGCCGAGGCTTCTGCTGATGCTGTAAGAGATTACCTTAGCCGGGTGTTCGAGAAACAAGACCTAACAGAGGTAGTGAAGCTATGGGCTAAGAATATGGTTAGATACGGTCTAGGTTGGTCTAAAGTGAGCTATAAGTATGAGTTAGTCTCTGAGAAGATCTCAGACAAGGTAACAGAGATAGACGAGGAAGGCAATGAGATAGAACTTATAGAGGAAAAGACTAAGGAGAACGTAGTTAGTGAATACCCTACTATTGATATAGTAAGTTGGTCTAGTATCTATTATGACCCTAGATACATCCGTTTAGAGGATATGCCATGAATCATAGACGTAAAAGACGGTATCAGGCAAGCATTCTTCACTAAAGACCCTAAGAAATACCTTAATATAGATAAACTCAAACAACTAGGTAACACCACTTATGACGATTGAGACGCTGAGAACTACAAACAAGCTATCTACAATATAACAGGCATACAATACAACGAGGACTGACCTATAGATATGAATAACCTCACTGTAAGGAAGTTCTACGGTCGGTATGAAGTAAGTGACGACCCAGACAAGGATGGTTCAGGTGAGAAGATGTATGAGTTCTGGTCGATCAATGATATGTTACTTATATATGCTAGAGAGATCACCCACCTACCATTTGAAAGTATAAAATCGTTTGAGGACACAGAATCACATCTAGCTGTAGGGTTCTTAGAGAATATTGTAGGTGTCACTAACGAGCTAAACTTCAAGAAGAACAGAGCGTCATTATACCTAAACCAATCGCTTGCTAGGAACTTTGTATGGTCTCCTCAGAGTGGTATAAACCCTAAACACCTTAACTCATCACCTGGGAATATTATACCTACTACCAAGGATTGAGTAACAGCTATGTCTAACCTACAAGAGCTACCGTTCAGAGCACTACCAGCTAACTACTTCCAAGAACAGAACGACTTTGAGAGACAGATACAATCAAGCACGTTTACTATTGATACTACCACACCACAAGGTAACCAAGCACTAACCAATACAGCAACAGGTATCAAGGTAAAGGCATTCGAGAGTAATAGTGTTATCAATATGGTTAGAAAGAACTTTGAGGATGGTATGGTAAGGATAGCATACAAGTTCCTACAGGCAACCTTTGAGAACCAAGACGATAATATCATAATAAAGAAATTCTGAGGTAAGTGATTCCAGCAAATAAACAAGGAGGTTATGAGAGACGCTATCAGAAGATACGACATAAAGATAGAAGCAGGTAGTTCTAGTTTCGACTCAGAAGAACAAAGGAGAGCCAACGGTACTGCTCAATGGAATCTATCACTCTCTGCTGCACAGGCATGAGTACCAGTAGATATGGCTGCCGAGTATGTCAGACTAATGGGTAACTTTGAAGGAGTAAACACAGACAAACTACTAAAACCAGTAGACCCACTACAGCAACAAGAACAACAGGGAGGCTGACCAGTAGCATTACCTAAGCCAGCCACTGATCCGTCTAACATACCAGTATAATCTTGGCATCCTAATCGTGTAAGCCCAAAACACCTACTATTTTATCCCCCACAGTATATTCCATGAGTAAACCATCGAAATTGATGAAGAAAGTACACTCACAACAGAAAGGTCTCACTGACCTAGATAGTGCGAGCAAGTATTTTGAGCGTCAGGTAGATTCGATCAAGTGAATCAAGAACACTGCAGGGCTAGAAGAGATAGAAAACTACTTTACGAACATTTATGATACCGCAGCACTCAAGATTGAGTCGGAAGACGCTAATAACGTCTGAAAAATGGCTAAGTATCAAGCTGAAATGAGCGTAGCAAGAAGTTTCCTACTGTTCTTGGATAATCTAAAGGAGGAATAGCCTTAACGGCTCTTTATAATTATTTACACAATGACTGAACAACCAAACGATGTCACCCTTGAAGAAGGACAAGACAAGACTGAGGACTCAGGTGGAGTGGACTGGGAAAAGAAGGTCGCCGAGCTTGAAGCTAACAACAAATCACTACAGGCTGAGTTTACTAGAAAATCCCAGAGACTGGCTGAAATAGAGAAGGAGAAAGAAGGTAAACCTACCAAGGATTTATCGCAAGAAGAAGTAGACCTGAAAGACCGAATCAGAAAAGAAGTAATAGAAGAGGAAAGGGAGCTACGCAGTAAAGAGTTCGAAGAATTCAAGAGTCAGCAAAAAATGGAATCAGACTTCGGTCAATTGCTTCAATACTATCCAGAACTATCACAACATGAGACAGCTATCAAGGACTTGCAAAAGCCTTGACAGTCGCTTGAAGAGGTGGCAATCAAGTATTGATTCACAAGTGAAGATAAGATTAGTAGAGCAAAATCTAGTAGAGGCAAAATGGTAGGCACTGACACCAAGTGAAAGTCAGAGCAAAGACCTTTGGGAGAGGCTACTCTTGAGGAATACGCTAAATGGAAAAAAGAGTGAGGTGTATCTTGAAAAAATAGCTTCCAAAAGGCACAATCATTTTAATTGATTTATAATTCATAATGGCTAATTCATTTAACGCATCGTTCAAGGAAGTTTGGGCGAAAGAACAACAGACAGTATTCTACAAACTTAACGTAGCAAAACAGATTGCAGATATGAGCTTCCAAGCTTCTTTGTCTAGCGGTGACACTCTAAACAGAACTTACAGAAGCTCTGCTGGAACACCTGCTTCTTACACAAGAGGTACAGACATGGTTGAAAGAACACTCACTGACACTAATGAGTCAATGACTATCAACCAAGAGTACTATGACTTCTTCTACATTGACGACCATGACAAGATTCAGAATGACTACAATGCTGCTGTAAACTACGGTAAAGACGGTGGAGAAACTCTCTCTGACCTTATTGATGCTAAAGTATTGGGTGAAGCTGTAAACGCTACATCTACTATGGATGCAGGAGACGTTGGAGGTTCAGCTGGTACAGGTATCACTCTTACAACTGCTAACGTTGTTAAGACAGTATCAGGTGCTACAAAGAAAATGAAGAAATTGAACGTTAAAGGTGCTAACAAATATGGTGTAATCTCACCTGAATTTGAAGACATCCTCGTTCAGTACGGAGTAGCTAGAGAAACAGACATGGGTGATGGGCTCAATAGAAAGCCTGAATTTATGAACTGGCTCGGTTACAAGTTGTATGTTTCTAATAACAACTCAACTTCTGCTGTACTACAGTTGGCTACACAGCCTACAGCTAATGACACAGTAGTTATCGAAGGTGTAACATTCACATTCGTAGCTTCTCCATCTGCTGCTGGTGATGTAGATATTGGTGCTAATGTAGATGCTACAAGAGTAAATCTTGAGACTCTAATCAACGCTCCTACTGTTACTACTGCTGGAGGTGTTGCTCTCAGTACAGAAGACGCTAAGTTGTTCACAGCTTACGTTTCTGCTGTAGACGATGCTGCTGGAGATACTCTTACTGTTACTGTTCAGGGTGCTGGTACAATCACTGTATCTGAGACTCTTACAGACGGTACAGATGTCTGGGCTTTGGCTAAACAACATCTTCTATTCGGTATTCAAGGTAACCCATCATTGGTTATCCAACAGGATGCTAGTATTGAATTTGTTAAGGCTGAGAAGAGAAAGGGTTACTTCTACCAGAATACGATCCTATTCGGTACTAAGACCTTTGTAGACAACGCTAAACAGATGGTGAAAGTAGATATTGCTTCTGCTGGATTCTAATTGCCCTTGGGGGGTGGGATAACCCCCCTTTCTTTTACAATTACATACTATGATGTTATATGAAGTAAACAGCGACAAGCCGACAAGATATATGCATTTACCTACAATTCCTTATCTCGTTGTAAGGAAACAGGAAATGGAAGGCTACCCTTGGGATTATCGAGTGGTAACTATTGACGGAAACGATGCTAACTTTCTTTTTGATGGGAAAAGTTTGTATGTAGACTTCTCAGACGGCGAGAGATCAGAAGCACAGGCAGCAGAGTTAGAAAAAGAGTGCGAAGGTATGACTAAAGAGGAATCAGAAGAGTTTATGACTGGCAAGATTGTTAATTACAGACACAGAGTAGAGCATATCGTACAATACACAGACGGTAAGAAGTTCTCAAACGTAGTAGATTTAATCAATAAAATAATCGCTTAATGACTCGAACCGATGCTATAGTAGCTGAATCAGGAGAATGGGATAGTGTACTAGGGTCAGGTGCTGCCTTCGCTGCCTTTTCTGACAGTTTTGTAGTAGGGTTTAGTGATGGTAGTTGAGCGGCTTATTTTGATGCTACTTACGAAGACTGAGATTGGACACCTGTAGACCTTAGTTGAGAGGCTTAATTTATATATTCACTATAACATAATGGTAGACGTAGCAATAGTCGGTACTAATACGACTCTAACAACACCAACCGATAGTAAGTTGATAGCAATGTTCCCTAGTAAGGAACATACTAATATCGGTACATTGAAAGCGTATTACGTTACCGCTGCTACGGTAGATGCTGCTTGAGCAACAATGAATACTGACTCTGATGTCTCAGGTAATACTTGGGTATTAGACGAAGATAACATGGCAAGTAACTCTGCTACAAAATTAGCTACACAGCAGAGTATAAAAGCCTATGTAGATAGCCTGGGAGGTGATATGGCAGCGGCTACTTACGATCCAACGACCGTAGCAGGGGATGCTTTCCTTATGTCTAACTTCGCAGAGGCAGCAGATGCTAAAATACTTACATCCGCTGAGAGGACTATACTAAGTAATACCTCTGGAACTAATACTTGAGACCAAAGTTTGACTGCGTACCAACTCAAACCTTCTGAATGAGCTTTCGCTGACTGAGATAAAACTAAGTTAGATTGAATCGAAACAGCGGCAGACGTTACAGATGCTACTAACGTATGAGCAGCATTAACACTAACAGGTGATGTTACATCATCAGGTTCAATGGCTACTACAATAGCAGCCTGAGCGGTAGATGTTGCGATGTTAGCTAACGGTACAGACTGAGAACTAATTACATGGGATGCAGCAGGAGCACCAGCAGTAGTAGCAGTAGGGACAGCTAACCAAGTCCTAACAAGTAACGGTACAGGAGCAGCTCCTACATTCCAAGCAGCGGCTTGAGGTACTCCAGAAGGTACAGCTGTACTATCTACCTGAGAGGCAGGAGGTACTAAATACCTTAGAGAGGATTGAGATGGTACTTGTTCATGGCAGACTCCTTCTGGTAGTTGAGACTTCTTAGCTGATGGTTCTGTTCCTATGACAGGAAACTTAGATTTAGGTTGAAATAATATAGTAGCTAGTATTGGTACTGGGATAGAGGATGAGAATGGGAACGAACAGATAACATTCATTACTACAGCTAGTGCTGTAAATCAAATGGCATATACAAATGCGGCTACTGGCAACGCCCCTACATTATTAGCCACAGGAGCTGACACTAATGTAGACGGTGATTTGGTTACAAAGGGAAGCGGTGTTTGGAAGACTAATTGAGTAGACATAGCTACCGCTAATACTGCTCTTATGGATAGTGAAGTAACAAATCTTGCTCAGGTGAAAGCTTTTGATACTACGGATTATGCAGCTGCTCTAGGTGTTGATGACAACTATGTTACTGACGCAGAAAAGACAGTAATAGGAAACACAAGTTGAACCAATACTTGAGACCAAGACCTTAGTTGATATGCACAAGACTCTGATATAGGTACTACTATACAAGCCTATGATGCAGGATTACAGAGTATAGCAGGACTAACAACTCTAGCAGATAGAATGATATATACTACCGCTAGTGACACTTATACAGTGACTCCGCTTACTGCAGCTGGTAGGGCGTTGATAGATGATGCTAGTGCAACAGCACAGAGGACTACTCTAGGTGTAGGTACAGCAGACTCTCCTCAGTTTACAGCAGTAAATATAGGACACGCAACTGATACAACTGTGACAAGAGTAAGTGCTGGTAAAATAGCAGTAGAGGGTGTTACAATCCCTACACTGTCTAGCACAAGTACATTGACCAATAAGACACTAACCTCTCCTACACTTACTACTCCAGTACTAGGAACTCCTACTTCTGGCAATCTATCAAACTGTACTGTAGACGGTACAAATGATGTAGGGTTCAGGGTAATACCACAAGAGAGTAAATCTGCTGCATATACTCTAGTGTTAGCAGATAGTGGTAAACATATATATCACCCTTGAGCAGATACTACAGCAAGGATCTGGACAATACCAGCTAATGCGAGTGTAGCTTATCCAGTAGGAACAGCTCTTACATTCATAAACGATACGAGTGCTGGGGTAGTGACTATAGCTATAACTACTGATACTATGATCCTAGCAGGTGCAGGTACTACAGGTAGTAGGACTTTAGCTGCTAACGGTATCGCTACGGCAGTCAAGATAACAGCTACTAGATGGATGATAAGCGGTACTGGATTGAGCTAGGTTTTATTTCTTAGAATGATTATGTGAGCAATACAACAAGTCTTAGCTAGTTACTGAGCAGCAGCAGGTAATGGGCTGAGAAACAATGTAGTAGGCTATTATAGTGAAGTCAATAACCCTGACGATATACATGGGTCTGCTGATGCTACTGCCACGAATATTACGTATGATGGATCGGATTTTGTAATAGGTACTTACTCTACTGTTTTTAATGGGTCTACCTCTGTATTTTTACCACCTGACTTAAACCTTGATGGGTGAGACTTCACCATCAGGTTATTATTTAAGATACCATCTGACGACAATAATAAACACCAATTGATAGCTATCCACGATACTGGCTCTTTTGCTAATAAGTTAGAGGTGTATGTAGGTAATACTTCTGAGAGTGACAGCCTTAGAATAACTATGAGAGACGGAGCTGCGTGAGGTAGTGCGTTATCACCTGCACCAAGCACTAACTATAAGGACAATACTCGGAGGCATCTTGTAATGACGAGAACAGCGAGTAGTGGTTTTGTTGAAGTATTTATAGACGGAACTAGTGTTTCATCTATGACGGATATTGAGAACAAAGTTACCTTATGACCTCAGTACAATATAGGAGCATTCAAATATAACACGACATTATATAACCCTATGGACTGAAAGGTGCAGGGAGCGGCTTTCATAGCGTGAGAGGTACGAGGCTCCACCAAGATAGATGCAGATTACAACTCTTGAAGTCCTTTATCTTATTCAGAACGAACAACCTAATGACAAAAATCTACGGACTTTACAGAATGCGTTACTCACAACTAAGGGACAGACAGTCTATGAGTTTCTATCTAGAAAAGGATTTGAGTGAATACTTCCAAGCAGGAGTTGTTACACTAAAAGATATGGAACTATCTGATGAACAGTACACGCTAGAAGTGGTACCTTGACTAAAAAATAATGCAAGGTTCTTTGTCGCCGAGTATGTAGAGCAGTATGTGCAACAACAATGGGTGAATATGTTGAAGGCACGAATGGTAAACAACCATTACGCAGAGTTCTTTGATACTCCAGAAGCGGCTGCAACTTGGCTAAGTAATAGTACCAACCTAGTAGAGACAGAACCTGCAACGTTCAAGATAGCAGACGAAGTTACTGAGGTTGGTTTTGAATCACCTGCTAAATTTATCACTATAGACTAATGAGAAATAAGCTCTGATTACTTATCGCATCGTTCTTGTTTGTGCTGGCTTTTGGTTTGTATGTGTTACTATTCAGGTTCGTCTTGATAGAGATGTTATATAGGTTTTTTGCTGAGGGTACTACTGGGCTAAGGGACTACTTATATAAGGTAGCTAGGAGTGTAGACCAGACAGCCAACGCAACATATCCTGTATTACGGACTATCACGTTACTTTCTTGGTGGGACTTATCGCCTGATTGGCACAGGTTCGGGAACGAAGATGTAACAATATCTATGGTCTTACATATAAACAAACTAGACGGAAACTTGAGTATTATAGGTGACTGCCTGTGGTGGGTTCTGGAGTCCCTAGACCCATGACACTGAGAGGAGTCTATAGAGGGGTAATTTCATTTATAAGTAACTACTGATGTATGACGGCAGCAGGGATAAGTTTAGTAACAGAGAGGCTAGAAGACGTAAGAGCTGACCTTGCTGAGATAAAAGGTGAACTCAAGTCCATACGCAGGGGGTATGTTACCACCCAGTCGCTAGACTTAATTATCTGACAGCTTGTGCAGAGGGTAGAGAAACTCGAAGCGAGAAACCTATGGATAGACAGACTAGTTGGTGGTATAATAATCAGTGCTTTACTTGGATTGATAGTGGTACAATGATGAATAACAGGTTAGTTCGATTATATAAAAATCTCTTTAGATTAGCCACACTGAATGTATTGGCACTAATGGGGATACTACGAATGTATTTTTGACCAGTAAACGTCTCTGATGTATGGGTAGAGCCACTAACTATCCTATCGGAGTCCGTAAAATCAGGGACTCCTAT